AATGATACGGCGACCACCGACCCCCCGTTCCTTTTCTAACCCACAAAACACCTCAATTGGGCATGAACCGAATGGATCAGCTTGATAGACCTTAAAACTGGAGAGATCCTAAGCGATCAGGCTTATTCGGGATTAGGAGGTGTGCAAACACCGCGTATTCACTCGAAATTGAATGATTTACCATCAAAAGGTCAAGAAATGATCGACTTTGCGACTGAACTTGGCATCAATCTTATGGAATGGCAAAAGTTTGTGTGCATTCATGGTCATAAAGTCAGACCCGATGGTAGATGGGCGCATTCAGAAGTTGGTTTAATCCTTGCCAGACAACAGGGCAAGAGCACGCTAATGATGATTCGAATTTTAACTGGAATGTTTGTTTGGGGCGAAGGCTTACAACTTGCATCAGCTCATAGGCTTACAACCTCATTAGAAACTTTTAGACAAATAGTTGCGCTTATTGAAACCAATCCAAAGTTGGAAAACGAAGTAAAAAAAATTCGTTGGCAACATGGCGCGGAGGAAATAGAGTTATTTGGCAATAGGCGGTTTGTTGTAAAGGCTGCAAATAATGCAGCTAGAGGTTTGAGTAAGCCAGAAACGATTCATCTTGATGAGTTGCGCGAATATAAAGATGAGGATGCTTGGTCATCAATGCGTTATTCCATGATGGCTGCTAAAAACCCACAAGTCTGGGTTTATTCATCAGCAGGAGATCAACATTCGGTAATCCTAAACAAATTGCGTGAGAGGGCGTTGGTTTCAGCTACAACCAACGATCCGATTGGTTGGTTTGAGTGGAGTGCAGAACCCGATGCCCCAATTCTCCTTCCGTCAGGAGAAATGAACTGGCAGGCATTTGCTCAAGCCAATCCATCGCTTGGTATAACAATCCACCCAGATAACTTAAAAGCCGTTATTAATGATCCGCCCGATATCGTGAGAACTGAAGTTTTGGCTCAATGGGTCGATACAATTAACTCAGCAATTGATGCCCAAAAATGGGGATTATGTCAGACTGACCCAATATCTTTAGATCCCGAAAAAGAAACTTGGTTTGGGTTAGATTTAAGTCCAGATCGAAAATTTGGTGCATTAGTAGCAACACAAAAATTACCAGGAGAAAAATTCAATTTGGTTTTACTGCACACTTGGTCAAATGATTATTCGATTAATGATTTAGCGGTTGCAAATGACATTGCACCTTATGTTAGAAAATATAATGTTCAGACTGTCGCTTATTCCAAAAGGACTGCACAAGCTGTCGCAAGTCGGCTAGTTCCTGCTGGAATTCCCATCACAGATATGGATGGGGCGATATATGCTGAAAGTTGTGATCGGTGGCTGGGCGCAATCAATTCTCATCGATTACAACATGGTGGGCAAGATGAACTTACCCAACAAACACTTTCCGCTGCGAAACTGCCCTATGGGGATGGGTCATGGATCATCGGAAGGCGTGCTAGTCGAGTGGCAGTTTGTGCAGCTGTCGCTTCGGCATTAGCAACTTATTTCGCGACACAACAAGAAACGGAAATAGATATACAAGTCGGATAATTTGGTTTTATGGTATATTATGTGCTAATGGGATTATTCGACCGCTTTCAAGTAAATACAAAAACTGCAACAGATGGCGTTGATGTTGCCGCTGCTAATGCTCCATATAATATTCAACAGGCTTTAGGTGGAATTTATTTTTCACAACAAACCGCAACTCGCGAAATGGCTATGTCAGTCCCAGCACTTGCCAGAGCAAGAAATATTATTTGCTCAACAGTTGGATCATTACCTTTAGAAGGATATAACAAATTTACTGGAGCACATGTTGAACCAGTTCAAGCAATTTGGCAACCCGATGCAAGAATTACAGGTTCAGCTGTTTATGCTTGGCTCGCTGAGGATATTTTATTTTATGGCGTAGGCTATGGATTAGTTTTAGATGCTTACTCAGTTTCAGATGGCGCAAGAGTTCGCCAATGGACAAGAGTTGCACCAAATAGAATTATTCCTAGATTAAATAATAACTCAACCGAAATTGTGGGTTATGAATTAGATGGAGTTATGACACCACAATCAGGAATTGGATCTATTGTTCGATTTGATGGATTAGATGAAGGAATTTTACAAAGAGCGGGTCGCACAATCCGCGCAGCTTTAGAATTAGAAAAGGCTGCTGAACTTTATGCAAAAGAGCCAGTTCCAACAATGGTATTAAAATCAAATGGAACAAATCTAACACCAGAGAGAATTTCAAAACTTCTTGAAAGCTGGAAAATTGCAAGATCAACTAGAGCAACCGCATTCTTAAATGCTGATGTTGAATTAACTGCTTTAGGATTTGATCCAGCAAAACTTCAATTAAATGAAGCGCGTCAATATGTTGCTTTGGAAATTTCAAGAGCAGCAGGAATTCCCGCTTATTTTATTTCCGCAGAAACAACATCAATGACCTATTCAAATTCCGTAAATGAAAGAAAGGCTTTGATTGATTTCTCATTACGACCAATTCTTACTGCAATTGAACAAAGATTAACAATGCCTGATTTTACGCCTTACGGAACTGAGATCCGTTTTAGCGTTGATGATTTCTTGCGTGGAGATGCACTACAAAGAGCGCAAGTTTATGAAATCCTAAACCGCATTGGCGCGATGAGCGTTGAGCAAATCCAAGAGGAGGAGGACTTAATCAAATGAAGATTAATTTCCCAATAACGATAACCGCAGCCGATACAAACAAGAGAACAATTTCTGGAACAATTGTTTCTTGGAATGAGCGCGGCAATACCAGCGCAGGCGCAACAATATTCGCAAAAGACAGCATTGATTTTTCAAAACCAGTCAAATTGCTTTTGGAACATGATAAAACACGCCCACTTGGCAAATTAATTGATATAACTGCAAACGATCAAGGTTTAGAAGGCACATTTAAGTTAGCAAAGACTTTTGCAGCTGATGATGCTTTAGAGGAGGCAGCAACTGGATTACGCGATGGATTTTCCGTTGGTGTAATGGTTGATGCTTGGGATAACAAAGAAGGCGCAATGGTTATTTCAAAAAGTTCATTGGCTGAGGTCAGTTTGGTATCTGATCCTGCTATCGCATCAGCAAGAGTTGAAAAAGTCGTAGCGACTGAAACAACACCAGAGAATTCCGAAGCAACCGCTGAGGATACAACAACACAGGAGGACAAAGTGTCTGATATTACTTCAGATGCTCCTATCGCAACCGAAGCGGTAGAAGCTGCAAAGTCAGAGCCTGTGGCAGTAGTAGCAAATCAACCAGTTGCTTACGCGAAGCCACGCTCACCAATCGTGTCTGCTGGATCTTACTTAGAGCACTCAATCAAAGCCGCTATGGGCAACGATGAGAGCCGCACTTATGTTAAGTTCGCAGATGACACAACAACCAACACAGGTCTAACACTTCCACAACACTTAAACGAGTTCATTACAACAACAATTGGCGCACGCCCATCAGTTGATGCAATATCTCGCGGTGTTCTACCAGCATCAGGAATGTCATTCACAATTCCTAAATTAACAACTGCTCCAACAATTGATGGCAACTCAACTGAGGGTGAAGCACTTGGTGGAACTGAAATGGCTTCTGGATACATCACAGTTGATGTTAAGAAAGCTGCTGGACTTCAAAACATTTCTTGGGAATTGATCGATCGATCATCACCAGTTTTCTATGATGAATTAATTCGTCAATTAAACAATGCTTATGCAAAAGCAACTGACACCGCTGTATTTACTCAAATGTTTACAGATGGAACAGTTGGAACTGCAACCACAGCTGATGCTGATGGCTTACAGGCTTACATTGCAACTGAGGCTGCTGCTGCTTATGCTGCAACTGGCGGATTTGCAACTAACTTGATCACAAACAGCTCATGGTGGTCAGTAATGCTTGCTGCACAAGACACAACAAAGCGTCCAATCTACGCTGCTGCTAATCCAAGCAACAACGCAGGAATTGCTTCACCTTCATCAGTAGTTGGTTCAGTATTAGGCACAAACCTATATGTTGATCCATTTATTGGTTCAGGAACAGCTGATGACACAATGCTTTTGGTTAATCCAGATGCAATCACATTCTACGAAGCACCAAAGACAACTCTACAAGTTCAAGCGTTCGCAAATGGTCGCTTGCAAGTAGCCGTCTATGGATATTATGCAATTGCAACTAAGGTTGCTGGCGGAATTCGTAGATTCAACAAG